CTAAAAAGACTGTCAAAAAATGTCACAGAGATGACAGTCGTTAAAGAGTTAGACGAATGGGCAGAATCAATTACCGAAGTAGAAGATGAAACCACAAAAACATTGGCAGTACCTGCCGATGAAATGCTTGATGAAGCACCCGGTGCAGAAACATTAGCACACAATGATGATACTGAAGAAAAAAATCTTAAAGCATTTGGTTTAGCAGAAGATAGGGACAATCCAGTAGCCGGCGCAATCACTCGCAGAATATTATCACAGCGTTTAGATTTACTAAAGAAATATGGTCCTGTCGCAGTTACACAAGCAATTGATGATGTTGCTGATTTTGTTGGCGACGTTGACGAAATTGGTTCAAGTGATGTTAGTGGTTGGATCAGACAAGTTGAACAATCATTAGGTGGTGTTGATGAAGGTGTAGTTGATACACTTAAAAAGGTCGGCAAGAAAGTTGCTGACTACATAGCACCCGGCGATGAAGAGTTACTAAAAGACTTACAAAAGAAAGCCGGTATCCCAAAACACGCACAACATGGCAAGCCAAGAATGGCTGTACCAAAAGATGAAGTTAGTGAAGCAGATATGGATGAAGGCATTGTTGGTAATATGATTAACAAGGCTAAAGGTATGTTCAAGAAACCGGCAACTGCACCGGCAGCACCTGCGGCGGCTCCAGTAGTTCCGGATGCGGCTACTAAAGCAAGAATTGCGGCTGCACCACAAGGATATGATCCAAACACTGGCAAGCCACAAGTTGCCATGGGGTTAAGGCAGGGCGTTGTGAAAAAAGGTGGCACAATGGATATGACTAAAAAGGTTGTAGCACCGGCAGCAAAGCCAGCAGTTGCTCCTACTAAGTCTGGAAATTACGATGGCGTAACCGGCGAACCTATTAGTGATAAAGCCAAAGCTGATGTGGCTTCTACGGCGGCCTGGAAAGCTAGCCCTGAAGGACAAGCCTTTAAAGCATGGTCGGCTGCTCAACGAGCAGGCACCTTTAAGGGAACATTAAGACAGTGGCAACAAGCACAACAACCAACAGTAGCAGAAGATTTAGATGCTGACCAAAAGCGTGTAGGTCAATTAGGCCCAACTGAAAAAGTAGGACCAAAAGGCGCTGTAGGTAAATTAGTTGGTACAAGCGAAAGTCGTGAGTTTGAAGATATCAAACGTTTGGCTGGCTTGAAGTAATTCACCCAATACTCAATAAATTAATATATTTTACTCTTCAATAGGGTATAAGTATTATTGACACACGATGACGTTAGTGTATAATGTCATCATGTGTTAGTTGTCTCCGACAACAAAACATAAAACACATTTAGGCTCAAATTAGGCATTTTTTAAAGGAGAAACAAAATGGCAAGTCTAGCAGATATCCGTGCCCGTCTCGCGGCACAAGAAAGTAAGAAAACAGGTCAGGGTCAACGCACCCAATCAGATAACGCAATCTACCCACACTGGAACATGGAAGAAGGTACAACTGCTACTATTCGCTTCCTTCCAGACGCAAACAACAGCAACACATTTTTCTGGGTAGAACGTCAGATCATCAAGTTGCCTTTCAATGGCGTGAAGGGTGATCCAAATGCAAAGCAAGTTATCGTTCAAGTCCCATGCGTAGAAATGTATGGAGACAACTGCCCGATCTTGGCAGAAGTTCGTCCTTGGTATAAAGACGATACTCTCAAAGAAATGGCAAACAAGTATTGGAAGAAGCGTAGTTATCTGTTTCAAGGTTTTGTTCGTCAGAACCCAATCGGCAATGATGCGACTCCTGCGAATCCGATTCGTAGATTCGTTATCAGCCCACAAATTTTTACTATCATCAAGTCAAGTTTGATGGATCCAGATATGGAAAACATCCCAACTGATTTCTTGAATGGTACTGATTTCAACGTTAAGAAGACCAGCAAGGGTGGTTATGCTGATTACTCTACTAGCAACTGGGCTCGCAAAGAGACTCCGTTGACTGAAGCAGAGCAGGCTGCTATCGAAGCACATGGTCTTTTCAATCTTGCAGACTTCTTACCCAAGAAGCCTAGCGAAAGCGAACTGCGTGTCGTCAAAGAAATGTTTGAGGCTTCAGTAGATGGTAAGCCTTATGACAATGACAAGTGGGGCGCATACTATCGTCCATATGGTCTTGAGGCTCCGGCTGGTGTTGCTAGCGCAGAACCTCATGTTACTGAGACTACTACATTGAGTGTTTCTGCCAAGAAGCCAGTAGTTCAGGAAGATGAACCAGAAGAGAATAGTGATCCAGTAGTAGTTCCTAAGAGTACTTCTAGCGACAAGGCACAAGACATTTTAGCGATGATCCGTAGCCGTCAACAGAAGGGTTAATTTGAAATGGGGAGGGTAACTCCTCCCCATTCTTTCTTTTCATAGGAGACCTACCATGACACTACCAGACGAAAGATTCCGCGCACTAAAGCAAGGAAAGAAATTACTAGAAGAATTATGCGATCCGGGCAAGACGCCTAGGGTGCCGAGCATCGTCCGTGACCGTGCCCGTGGTGCATTAAGACATTTTCCAAATGACTATGAACTTGATCGTATCGCAGACAGTTGTCCAGAAATGCTTGACAAAATCGCATTTAATGATAGACTATCAAAGAGATTATGAGGATTACTAAAATGGCAAAAACAATTAAAATCAATGAGAGTTTTTCTCTCAATTATAGCAGCCGCGAAGCAGATAGCGGTGATACAGTCATGGACTGTAATATCAATTTTGATAACCCCAAAGATGATAATGTTATCGTAGCACGTTTGAACACTTGGCTCAAGGCTAGCAATCGTGAAGATATTGTTGTTACGTTGAAGGGTAGTAAGTAATATGGCAAAACCATTCGATGTTAGCAAATTTCGTAAAGATATTACCAAAAGTATTGAAGGTCTCAGTATTGGTTTCAATGATCCTACTGATTGGGTCAGTACCGGTAACCACGCTCTCAATTATCTTATTAGCGGAGACTTTAACAAAGGAGTCCCGCTAGGTAAGGTAACTGTATTTGCCGGCGAATCAGGCTCAGGCAAATCATACATTTGTTCAGGCAACTTAGTTCGTCATGCACAACAACAAGGTATCTTTGTTGTATTGGTCGATACTGAGAATGCACTAGATGAAGATTGGTTGAAGGCACTTGGTGTCGATACCGATGAAAGCAAGTTGCTTAAACTTAACATGGCAATGATTGATGATGTTGCTAAAACTATCAGCGAGTTTATGAAGAGTTACAAGACTCTTCCGCAAGACGATAAGCCGAAAGTTTTGTTCATCATTGACAGTCTTGGTATGTTGTTGACTCCCACAGACGTAAATCAATTCGAAGCGGGTGATATGAAGGGTGATATGGGTCGCAAGCCTAAGGCATTAACTAGTCTTGTTCGTAACTGTGTGAACATGTTTGGTAGTCATAACGTAGGATTAGTTGCTACTAATCACACTTATGCTTCACAAGATATGTTTGACCCTGATGATAAGATCAGTGGTGGACAAGGCTTCATCTATGCAAGTTCAATCGTAGTCGCTATGAAGAAATTGAAACTTAAAGAAGATGAAGATGGCAACAAGATTAGCGAAGTGCGTGGTATTCGTAGTGCCTGTAAGGTAATGAAAACACGTTATGCAAAGCCTTTTGAAAGCGTTCAAGTCAAGATTCCATATGAGACTGGCATGAATCCATATAGTGGTTTGCTAGACTTGTTTGAGAAGGCTAACTTGCTTACTAAAGAAGGTAATCGACTGAGTTATACAACTAATGACGGCGAGATTATTAAATTCTTCCGCAAGGGTTGGGAATCAAATGAAAATGGTTGCCTCGACAAAGTAATGTTAGAATATGAAAACAAACAAACAACGATAAGTAATACAAATTCTGAAACGGAGGAATAACAGGATGAGTATTACTGTAATAGCCGAGTTATGGCGCGCTTTAAAAATAGAGATTGATGAAAACAATCTTTCAGATGCAGCCGAGTCTTTGATTAATGTCTTAGTAGAAAACGATTATGATTCAGCAGAGATCAAAGAAGCATTCCGTAGAGAACCTGCGGTAATAGAAGCGTTGCGTGAATATAGTTCTCAGTATGACGAAGAAGAATATGAAGAGTACGAAGAGGATGAAGACACTGAAGACGATGAATGGTGATAGATGAATTGGTACACCAGAATCACTAGTGATCTAAGTCAGATTCCAGATTTCATAACACACTATGAATCAGAACTAGAGCAAGCAAGGTATGATTGCCGGGTAAATGGAAAAGTTGAAAAGAACATTTCTAATTTACCCGGAATCACTGAACAACGATTTAACCAACTACAAGAGATAGAAGCAGTATTAAACTATCTCAATATCCAATTACGCAAACTACGCAGGAAATATTTCCAAAAGTACTTAGAAGGGTACAATAGAGCCTTGACAAGTCGTGATGCAGAGAAGTATACTGATGGTGAAGATGAAGTAATTGATTTCGAAGTATTGATCAACGAAGTTGCATTACTGAGAAATAAATGGCTTGGTATCTTGAAAGGTCTTGATAGCAAGCAGTGGCAATTGGGCCACATCGTTCGGCTACGAACAGCCGGCATGGAAGATATAACGGTGAGTTGATGACTACTAGCAATGTTATTACACAGATTCAGAGACGCAAACTCGGACCTACATTGGATGAGATATTGACATCATGGAACGGAGAAAAGCAAGATACCATCAAGGAATTTCCCGAAGATGTATTGGTTATCAGTTGTTGCATACAAAGACTAGCCCAAAATGAGTCGGCGACGCGGACACCCGTCATACAGCGTTATAGCAGAAGCCTAGATAATCCTGAACTAAAGGATTTAGTCACCGACCTTGATGTTCAGAAAGCGGCAAACATTCGTGAATATTACAAGAACAAGTTGATCATGCTCACACTCCGCGATTATAAGTTGACTAAGTTCAGGAACGATTTGAACAAGTTCTTGTATAGCGATCCAACTAAGGTATTAGATAGTCACTTTGGTCTTATCTACAAACTTCCTTATTTCTTTGACTATGACAAGGAGTTCGATGACATCTTTCAATCTAGTTATTTTAAGAACAATAAGCAAGATGACATGAATCAATTGAACATCCGTAATCTTACTTTTGTCAAAAAGATTGAAAACCACCGTAAACACACTCATAGCGTAGAATATTGGTTCACAGATAAACTAAATAAAGTTATGTTAGACTTTCCTATTAGCAATCCGTTATTGAGTCTACTAGACGAAAAGATCAATAAAGGTTCTTTGCGCATCACTAGCAAATATGTTAGGAGACGTAAAGACCTAAACGAATTTTTCGTATGTGCTGATAAATGGGTGTTCGCGTGAGCGAGAAAACAACATCATTATTATTGGCTTTCCTATACACAAAACAAAATAAAATTTTTGGCAATATTCAGACCTCCAGACATGAAGGTCTTTTGCCATATATCTGTGTGACATTCAACTATTCAGGCAATGATGTGGTCGTGCAGATATACAATGATAATTTCATCAAGATAAAAGTAGATAGTTATTCATGGAATATGTGCGACAGTATCAGAACGTTGCGAGATTCCATATACAAACTAGAATACTATAACTACAGGTACTAACAAACCACTAAAACTGATCGGTAACGTAAGTCATTGATTTATAAAGCCTTTTTCCTGCATAAAAAGTGGGGGAAAGGCTTGACTTTTATGTGATTCGGATATACAATACACATATGCTAAAACATACGGAGATTGAGATGGACAAGCGACATGGTGGACCTTATGATCGTGGATCGGCTGATGCCTACTATCAGCGTCCGTTCAAGCCCCACTATTACAAGGGCGATACAGGTTCCAGCGAGTTGGTCACTGAAGATGATATGACCGATACTGAAATCTTAGAGTACAACACTGGCTTTATTGAACAAGTCGCCTCAGGCGAATTTAAGGAGTGGTAACATGGGTTATCGTATACTGAACGAAATGGAACGTAAGTTCCAACCTAGAAAAGGGCTAGAAGGTCCTTTTCATTATCCTAGCGGTCGTGTATTATATTACGATGCTAAGGCAGGTGAGTACTGGGATCCAACTACGGATTTTTATGTTCCAAGCGATGAGGTCTCTAGGTTGCAAAATCAAATTTTCGATAAGGTGAGGATGTAACATGGGATTCTTTAGTTGGCAATGTGCCAAATCTGAAAAGCCGGTCATGGCAGAAGTTGCGGTGCGAGGTAGCAATTGGGAATTTGCTAGCGATGTTGTCGTCTTATTTAAAAACGGTGATCGCATCACAGGTACCTACGATGGTTATGGGAGAGTCAACGGATTTGAGTTGGTTGATCTTCCTGAAGATCGATGGCGTATGGTGATTGAAAAATATTACAATAACGAAACATTTGACAAACTGCCTCAAAACAAGTATGATAGAGGTCAAGGTTTCT